ACACAAATGATAGCGCCTATTATATCCAAACAGACTATAAACAATACAGAACAAACAATGATAACAAATCCGCCTAGTCCTAATTCAATATCAAATTCAATGATTAGGTGGCAGGATAAACGAAGTAGTTACACAAATTAATACAATAAAAAAGCCCGGTCTCCCGGGCTTTTCTTTTACTTCTTAGCTTCTTGTTCAGCCTTTAATTCTTCAGGTCGTTTAACCTTTGGTTTTGCCGGCTTATCAGTTCCTGCGTCTGCAGGCTTATCCTCTTTAGGTTTCTTTTCAATTTTGCGAACCCCTGGAGTTGCTGTTGGTTCCGGTGCTTTCGCCTTCTGCGTCTTCACCGGTTCCTTCTTTTTTTCTGCAGGTTTATCCTCTGCTGCATACCCAGAATGGGCCATTGCTAAAGCAGCTAAAAAGGCAATTAAAGATTTACTGAATTTCATAGAATTCTCCGATTAATCATCGCTTGCAAGTTTTGCGAAGTATGATAATGATTCGTCATCGTTATCAAAGTCTACATCCTTTTTAGGAGTAGGAACCGCCGCACGCGATGCTTGTGGTTTAAATGAACTTTCTTCATCTAGCGAAACATCTTCTGCTGGTTTTACTGGAGGCGCACCTGCAGAAAGAACCATAGAAAGTTTCTTTTTCAGATCATCATATGACTTGAAGTTTTTAGCATCAAGGAATGCTGTTAAGGAATGTTGTTTATTCCAGATTGTTTCAATTGCGGCATCGTCATTTGAAATAGCACTAGGTGCATCAAACTCTGATTTATCGTAATTGCGATAACCTTCAACATTGCGAATCTTCAACTTGAAGTTTGCACCTTCCCAGAAATCAAATGGGTTAAGTGGTTTCTCATCTTCAAATTGTGGCTCGGCAACATCTTTAATCTTATCAAAGATTTTCTTACCGAATTTAAACAAGAACACCTTGCCTTCATTTTCAGGATGCTTAGAATCTTGAACAACAAGAATGTTAGTGTAGTATGTTAGCTTGCGTTTTTGTTTGCGAGCAACTTCTTTATTTGCTTCTGAACCTGAGTTCCACAATTCAGTATTAAGTTCTGATACTGGATCTTGTTTACCGATAGTGGTCAAAGAATTCTCAATGTACCATTTACCTGTAGGTCCCTGAAAGCCGTGATTCCAAATACGAACCCAAGGTAGTTCCTCGCCCTTTGGTGGAGCTAAGAAACGAATAACCGCATAGCCGTTGCCTGCCTTGTCAACCTCAGGTTGCCAGAAGCGATCGTCGTTGCGATTGTTAGATTCGGATTGGGGATTTGCGATCTTTTCAACTTCTTTCATTAATGAATCGAAGCCACCGCGAGATTTGCGTAGATCAGATAGTGAAGTATAAGCCATAATATTTCCTTTCGTATTGGCGTAGTATAAGCGTAGTATTAACGTCGTTTATTTTTTTGATTAACGTATGCATAATCTAGAAATTCATCAAACACATCATCGTCTTTTTGCAATGATGCTACATTATATATAATCTTTCGATGTTTGTCAATTTTTGAGGTACCCTTTTCAACTCGGCGTATCTTTTTCTCGCGATCGTACCAATCGCTTTTCTTAGTTTTATTCATTTTAAAAAATAAAAATCTCCATAAATTTAAACATCTTTTGTTCGTTTTGCCTGGATTCTGACATACGGCCAAGACAAAACTCTTTTACTTAATTCTTGTTGCCCGTGAGCAAGTTTAATTAAATATCTCTGGGTTTCCAACATCGTTTCCTGTTGTTGTGAAATTACTTCTTGTAGCATTGTTATATTTTCTTCAAGCTTTTTAATTTTTTTATTAGATTGCACTAATTCTGCGTCTAAAGATTGCATCGTATTTTTCCAGGTCTAAAATTAGAAACGGTTTATATTTTTTAATAAGTCTAGATACATCAGGCCACACTACAGTGTCACTGATTTCTTTATCATAAGTTTCAACAAACCCATTAAGTTTCTCAAGAATCACTAATGTCTCTAGACTAATAGTTTTTCTCAAAAATGCTTTTATTATATATGGATGTTGTCCTTTAGACACGGTGAAAATATCTTTAATTTTTAATCCAGAATCATCCATTTCCTGAATTAAATTGTCCAAATCTTGTGTGAAATTATAAGACAAACTCTCAATTTTCTTCTTCCACATCTGGTATCGTTGTCCTGCTTCAGAATCAAACATTCCACCCCAACGATCACCTGACACAAAATTGGCGACTAAAAAATTAGCAACTTCTTCGTCAGAATAATTTTTTGATATTTTTCTAATTGAGAACAAATCTGTTCTTTTAGCAAACGCTTGTCGGCTCGCGCGTACCCTGCCTTTTTGTTTAATTACATCATATGCATCTGTAGTAAAGTGTAGCTTTAAAGCAATATACATTTTGTAAACTGAAAATTCATCCATTATCATAGCGGCAATTTGCCCCTTGGTCTCATATAGTTTTGATCTTCAGCTTCGTTTTGAATTTTATCTTTAAGAGATTGATTTATCAATTTTGTAACTGCCTCAACATCTATATCAATATCGTTACAATACGCAATTACTGCATCCATATATCCAATTGACTCTTGTAATACTTTTTCTTCAATGTAGAGCGAAAATTCATTTGGCGATCTAAATCTCTTAGTAATAATTAGAGCATCGGTTAATGTCTCTTCTGTTTGTTGTTCTAACATTTCTATCATTCGATTTCTGGAAATAAGATTTCATCCATAAAGTTTTTAAACACCGTTTCGTCGATGCCTAGGTTAATCATCATTGCCGGAGTATGGGGGTTCATCTTTTGGAACTTACAATAATTGTTATATTGTTCCTTATATGATTCACCTGTTTTCTCAACACATCCTACATTATATAGGTAAACGTCTAAACTTTCAATAGCTAAATCAGCTAATTTATCCAATTCTTCTTCTTCGGATATATTACCTGCCGCAATCATACCAGGACTAAAAATTTGAGTTGCCCAATCAGGCAATACCCTGGGTTTATTCCATTCTAATTTAGAGGAACGGTCAATGAACCACGCATATACTGAACAATTTCCGTTTTTAGAAAAATCATGGAATGCGCCTGTAATTTTATTTGCACCGCATACTACGTCAAATCCGAAAATAGGCGACGGATCATCTAGTTCCGGGAATATAGTCATGTGCATAACCCAGATCTTTTTTGCTTCTCTTGCATCAACAATTTCTACATGCGCGCGACGATAATTCCGAGATGTAAAAATATAATTTTCCCATAGATATCCGTTGCCCTGTTCCGCAGTATATTTTAATTCGTCATCTGTAGATTGTTCTAATGTATCAAGTATTGTCTGAGACAATGGAATCATTTTATCCCACACTAAAGACATTAATTAAATTCCTTAGCAATTTCAATGTTGTAATCGAAAGCAACACACGCCTCGGGTCCCATTTCTTCTTTTAATTTACTAGTAAAATTAGTTAACAATTCTTCTTTGTTGTTAAACTCAAACATTTTTCCAGATCCAGGGACTAGGGTAGCAAAAATTTGCCCACCATTCAAATCACCGAGATATCTAACGTACATATGTGCAATTAGATCATCTGGATTAGTAATATCTAAAAGATAGTTAATGTATTTCAATGTTGAATGATTGGTTGGATATGGCCTATCGGGTACAGCAAGTTCGGTGAAATCTTCAAAAACCACCGAAGATCGTTTAATACCTTCAATGCCATCAAATACGTTAAATTTAGGACCTGCTAAATCTTCTATTGTATGATAAATCAAGTATAATTGATACAAATATTCAGCATACTTTGTAGGCGTAACTTGCTTATTAAAAATTTCTTGAATAAACGGCTGAGATTCAGCTTCTCTGTGTTTTTCTGATGTTTGTTCTCTTAATGTAGTCATGATGTTTATTTAAATAAAATGAGTGCAAGAAGCACGGAGTGGATAATAAATCCTAAACCAATTGTTACAATGTGTAGGATATCTCTAAGGATTACTGCTCTAACAAATAGCATGGATAATCCGCCCCAAATAAACAGAATAAGATCAACGGGTGGCATCTTATCTGATAGACCAGACATGATTGAAATCATTGTTGGTATAGTTGCGGCGTGGACAAGTACAATCCCAATCCATGCAATTGTTTCAGCAGTAGCAACTGTTAAAGTTGTTTTGCAATAGTCAATAACATCTTGTAGTGTGGGGTATTTCATAATTTATTTGTAAAAAATGTGATTGCCAATTTGTGCGATTTGTTGTCGTTTCCATCCAGGGGAAACATACGTTGCGTGATAATAAAGTGCATCGGTTAGCCCAGCTAATCGAAATCCTTCAAGTAAAACTTTCTTAGCTACTTCGTAAGATTCTTTATATGCAGATTGATGTATAGGTCTTGTTTTTGTAGAAGTTTC